GTGTCCGTCGGCTCACAAAAAAACGCCCTCCCTTGCTGTAATTACATCTTTGGCACGCAGCAACAAGATTATCATCGCTATCTAATCCACCTAGTCTTCTAGGTATAACGTGATCTACTGTATCAGCCTCTTGTCCACAATACTGGCATATAAAGCCATCCCTACGCAGTATCCGTTCTCTACTCTTACGCCATGTCCTTGTGCCTACGCCTTGCTTAGCCATCAATACCAGCCCTTTTTGTTATGGAAGGCGAGCGCATTACATGCTGTTTGATGTCTGTGCTTTATGTACTTCAAGCCTAAATCAATTTGAGCATATGGATCCTTAGTCTTTGTCTTTAGTAACTGTGCTATTCCATACGCACTTGACTTGGGATTCTTTGCTGTTGGTATCCATCTAGATTCTTTATACCAGAGATCACTTAAACAATAGAACTCTTTAAAGTTGTGATTTAACTGCATGAATGCGTACTGTTTGTATATGTTCTTGTTTGCTGCTTGTACTGGCTCTAAGGCTAGTAATTGGCTCACGATTATAGTTATCCCAATTAGGTGCCACCTTGCGAGCCATCCCCTACGGGGCTCGCCTTTTCGCCCTTGAGGCGAATGTCTTCTAAAGGTTATCATATGTAGTCAAGTCCTTTCACTAAAAGCCCAGGTCAGACGGCGTGGCGTTACTGTTTACATGCACCGCATTTGTTGTAATCCATTTTCCATCCACCGCATAACTGGCATCTCTCTACCTGTTTATCCATAATGTCCTCCTCTAGCCTTGCACCTTTACGATAGCATTTTTGGCATTCAGCGATAACTACTCCTGGCACTGTATCCCATCCGTATTCAATCTCGAATATAGTCGGTTTCTTACAGGCGTTACATTTCATTACCGCCGCTTCAATCATGGCTTAGAACCCCACCCAGTACCTTTAAATATGGCTCCTGTTGATGTGTAAACCCTACGCATTTCCACAAAGCAAGTTTCACATCTTGGGATGGTTACAGGGTCGTTAAAGGATCTTTCAACTTCAGCATCCCCATGACCATCCGTACAGGTGTATTCGTATTTAGGCATCTTTGTCCATTTGCAGTTCTTTTTGTTTTTTGATCGCATCGGCTTCATTATCAAATTGAGCCATAACTATTAAGGATGCTTTACCATCACTCCAAATATCAACCAAGCAAACTTGCCATTTTGTCTTTTCTTGGTTCATTCCATAAGAGTAAAAAGATTGTAATGATTGAACGCTCATGAATGATGTCCATAATCGATTCTGTTGATTACTCCACACCCTACGCATTTGAGCAAACCTTCAACATGCACCATCCTTGGGTCATTACACATGTCGCAACACTCATTAAGCGGCACTATGTCCGGCACAACTGAGCCATCTGAATTAAACTTGATGCGTAATCGATCAGGTTGGATTATTTCTAACTCGCCCATTTATTTGTCCTTATCTGAATCTGGAAAATAAAACTTGCCATTACTTGTAGTTTTAGCCCAGTGAGGTTCGCATTGATCCGCTTTGCTTTTCTCAACACAGACATATCCCAGGAATGGCCGACCCGTTTTGCTCGTTCCCTCTTTGCGTAGCATTTGACCATGCTTGCAATCAAAAGATTCGCCTACCTTTTCAGCATTTAATTCTTTGGCAACATCATCAACTGACCAGGCTAAAGGTGCTGGTTCTTCTAATTTAGGTGCTGTCCAATCGGTATTACGTAAAGCATCTACAACTGCAGCAGTCCTGGTTCCAGGTGCTCCGTAAGTTGGCTTTGTATATTCCTGATTGCCTTTGGCTACTCGTTCCATTTCTACTTGAGATGGTCTTGCACCTTTTTTGGCGTAAGTCCAGTTTGCGAGCGCACGACCGAGCGCAGAACTTTCAGACAACTCGCAAGCAAATTTATTAAAACCTGAACTAGTTTTCGTTTCGCTCGCCCACCCAGTCGATACTGGATGTTTATCAGCCTCAGTTCTAAATAGCCGAGCCACAAATACATATTCATCGCTCGGAGCGTTATGGGCGACAACTCGCTCGGTTTCGATCCTGCCGTCTGGGTTGTCTTTCCAGAACTTCGATAATCTTTCTTCGACTGTTTCATAATCCTCCAAATTAAAAGCCATAATCTATCTCCTGTTTCCCTTGTCGGTATTCTTGTTGCGCACGAAGATCCCAAGTGCTGCCATCATGCCAAGCCTCTGTGTAGTGCCGGCATTTATCGCAATAGGCTCTTTCTGTTCCATTCTGGCTCTTTGAAATCCAGGTTGCTGGATTCTGACCCTTGATTGTATGCGCTCCATATTGCGCTTTACAGTAATCACACCAAACATTCCGATTAGAATTTTTCGTAATCATCGTTTAACTGTGCTTGGAGTACATCTTCGTAGAATCCCAAGTAAGCGACCGAATCTGCAACACTGTCGTGATGTGATGGAGTTTCAACCAACCTAGCGATCTTGAGCCCGACCATACAAAGCACAACTTGGTGTGCTGTAATTGGCATGTCGAGAATGCCTGACCAGATATCTGCAATCCGCTTGTGGTTGGTGTATGGAGATCCATAAATTCGACCTCTATCCTGTGATAATAATGTTGCTTCTGCAAATAACTGCTCACGATTATCGGACATTTTGTTTAGCCATCTTTACGCCTTGCTCATAACCAGCAAGCCAGGCTTCATCGGTTTTCTTATTCATGCGCTCTTCGCGCCAAGCCATAAATCCCCACAAAGCAAATGTGCCAAAGATAATAATGGCAACTGCTTGTGTGTCTGTGATGTTTTCCATTTTGCTCCCGATCTCAGGCGTTTGCCTGTTGGGATTAGTATGTGCTAGATCAGCGACAATCTCTACAGTTGTATCGGCGTGTTAGATAACGATACTGTTATCAATAACATCGATAGCATCATCGATTGTGCGCTCTTTGTAGTCTGTTTCTCTAGACATAAGATTTGCCTAAAGCAGTAAATGAGCCATCCTTGTTGATTGGGATAAGCGTAGGGGTCATATTCTTGCCATCCCAGTCCAGAATTACTATGCCCATCTGCCAGTTGGCTATACCCTTAGTATAGGATGCTTTGGCTTTGTTCATAAGGTTGCCAGCCTCTATGCCGTAAATCGTCCTGTAATGGCCTCCTAAGCCCTCAGAAAACGAAGATAGACCTAACTTGTGGGTATGCCCAATTAAAACGCTCTTACCGACCTTTTTAGCCAGATTTAAGGCAGTTAAGCCTGCGTTTGGATTGGTGTTTCCTTCATCGCCATGACCAAGCAACCAGCCCTTTTCGAACTCGTAGAAGTGTTTGTGGAAAGTAATGCCCATCGTGGCAAAGTCCATGAATTTTTCGTACTGTAATTCAGGTAGGCTGATTAAGCCAGGTACTTTTAATAAAGTGTTGTATAGGCGATCAGTATGATTAGAGCGGACAATATGAGCCTCTCGAGCGTGCTCGGTGAGATCCCAGAGAATCGACTGAGTAAGTTCACGATCCCTGTGTAAAGTCTGCTCATAAGCCAAAGGTGTTTTTTCAGCCCAACGACTGATTGTTTGAAAATCAATTTCATCACCGACATTAAGTACACTGTCGAACTTCTCCCGTCGTGCTAATTTGATTACGTTTTTAACTGCTTGCTCATGATGAAATGGAATTTGTAAATCTGAAATTACCAAGTATCGCTTCAGTTATTTAGTCCTCATCCTCATCGTCATCGTGGAATGGGGTTATGTCGGTATCGGCTGTTTGTGGAATTAGCCAGTCCGGCATACTGTTTTTGTTGTCCATTAAACCCAGTGCCACTTCAACGCTGAAACCAGCCCGGCGAAGCGACTGATACCAACAGTGCAACGCTATGGCATGCATGTCCAACGCAGTCGTTTCTGTACGAGCCACGCTTCTGCGAACATGTTTGACTGGCTTCTTTTTGGCTGCCATGTTTTAAATTATCGCTCTAAAAGAATGTTGTAGATCTCATCGACACGCTGATTAAGGCGTTTAATTTCAGTCAATAAATGACTAATAACATACCCGGCGAATCCGCCTAATATGCCAATCGTTGCGATGTACAGTGTGAAGAAATCCTGCTCGGTCATAGTTTAGTTGTTATCCCGTACTCAGATTCTTTTGGATCTAAAGCCTTGACTAGCGGTGCTATTAATGCGCCAAGCAATACTGCGTACTCTGGTTTCATATCTCCAGCAATCGCTAAGGCAACTGTAAGTCCAGATGCTGCTACTGCTCGCAGGTAAGATTTGATTGCTGCTTTATGTTTCTTGCTTAGTTTCATATTTTGCCTCCGAGAAGTGGTATATCGAAAAACGATGAATCCTGATCTCCCGCAGGGCTAAAGGATATGTGAACGTGCGACTTGTGTTTATTAAAACCTTTGTAAGTCCGGTATTTCCATGATCCTCTAGCAGACATAATTTTACCATCAAAGATTATGTAACTTATGCGTTTGCGCTTATCTGCTTTGGCGTGAAGTCGTAGTTGCTCTACTAGGTGAACCATTAAATCTTTAATCTGGCTAATATCTTTATCTACATCGATCGCTCGTACCACGCCATTTTTTGCAGGTATGTGATCAGACTTTGTTCCGGCAGACATGTGCCTAGCGTCGGCTATCCAGCCGTCTGAACGCCTGTCCCTATCTGGAAAACAGTCATCGATCTGTTCTCTTAATTGAACTGCAGATTTACTAAGCCAAGGTTTCATTTCTTTGGAGGATATTCAAATGGAGGCATTATCCAGCGACATGTTTCTTCATTAAATCCAAGATGACCCTCTGGCTCTGGTGCTATGAAAGCATCTCTATCTTCATCATAGGTGTAACCGATACCAGCGTAATTGAATCTAATGTTTGAATTGTAACTGGTTTGAATCCAACGACCACCAAGATTGTTTACAATCCAAGAATATCCCTCATCACCTGCTGGATCATTGTTATCTCCAACAACAACACGAATAACTATGTTGTTTTCATCTAATTCAGCAAAATGGCTCATACTGCATACCTCACAATTACTAATCCAGATCCGCCATTTTCAGCATCACCTTTTCCACCGCCACCAAGATTTGCGGTGCTTCCGCCAGCAATTCCATTTGTACCGCCTTGACTTCCTCCGCCACCTGCATAAAAATAATTTCCACCATTTAAAACACCAGTTGAAGTCGCTGCGCCCATTGAATTTAATAAAGCAACTGTTGCTCCGCTAAGCCCATTACCACCATTTAAGCCAACTGTTCCTGCAGATGCTCCAGATCCTCCACCTGCTCCACCAACACCATTGACTGAGCCAGTATTTCCATAACCTGTTGCACCACTTGAATTTCCTTGTGTTGCTGCACTTGCAGTTCCGCCTTGTTTACCACCTGATGATCCACCTGATGTCGTGTTGCTGTTATTCTGAGCATCTCCACCATTACCACCGCCACCGCCTAAAGCAGTTATTCCATCAAAAGTTGTATTTGTTCCAGATGAACCAGTGTTATTTGCTGATGACGTATCAGGAGATTTAGCACCTCCGCCACCAATTACAATTGAATAATTACCTGGAGATAATGAGCGACCAGTTTGGACTAATAATCCACCTGCTCCTCCGCCAGATCCGTAGTAATAACCTCCGCCACCTCCGCCAGCGATCACTAATACATCGCAACTAAGTGTGCCGTTTACAACGCCGAGAGTTCCATTACTTGTAAACACTCGATAATTAAATCCGCCAGAAGTGTAAAGCGTTCCGCCAGTTGCATCTGGTTTAGAAACTGCTCCAGCAAAGATTCCAAGAATTAAATTAGGCAATTCCGCCCACCACGACCCAAGAGTTTGCAGCAATCTTTATACAACTGGCTGCTTTGTTAACAGCAAGAACTGGCGCAGCCGACGTGCCACCTGCTGAAACGATTGTGGTTGTTCCAGATGTAACTGCGTTAATCGTTGTTACTCCTGCACCCTTTTGGAAAACGTTTAATACTGTACCAACTGGAAATGCTACTGAGGCATCTGTTGGAATTCTAAAAGTGTTTGCGGATGCGTTATCCATTGTTACAATTTTGTTTAATCCGTCTGCCAAAACTGCTGTGTAAGTTGTGCCAGTCTGGGCATTGACTGCAACACCAACGAAGGATGTGTCGATTGCTCCAGCAAGGGTTCGGATCGCTAATGCGCCATCTTTGACCAGATCGGTGTCGTCTGGGGTTTCCCACCCAAAGTTGCTTGTGTTTGCCATTTTAAGAAATTACTCCTATCGCTGTCTGCCAGGTAATTGTACCTGATAATGTGTTCCATGCCTCGGATGCATTGACCTCATTCCATGATTGGAATACGGCTGAGAACTCTATTGGGCTGAGGTTGATGGTCAGGTATAACTCATTAAATGATGTGCTCCATGACCAACCCTCAACGTAGCCCTGAAATGACCCCTCAGAGGCTATTTGAGGCGGTAGATCGGTGATGGTGAGGGGTTGACCCATAAACACGCCTAAAAGGTGATCTCGGTCAACGTCGTCCAATTCTGGGTTAGTGATTGGGAATGTAATGCTATCGAATACTGGGTATGGATATGCTCGGAGATCTAAGTATCGATTAGCGATGTTTTCTGCATCTGATTGATTCTTAATGCTTGAGTTCAAGGTTTCTGATTTATAGCCATAAATGGAAATACTTGTGGCATCTAAAGCAACTTCTAAGTCATTGAAATTGTTGCCATAGTTTAAGGCTATATCGTTACGAATATTACCTGCGGTTGTTGTCGTAGTTAAACCTGCTCCAATTGCTGTGTTTGCTGAAATTTCAATTGCGCCATTTGCAGCCAAGTAATTTTGGCGGTGATCTGCATCTGCATAACCGATGTTGCCAGCATTATCTTCATATAAATATCCAAAGGCTGAATTGGCTATTTGTGAAGCGATATTGTAAATCGTATCCTCTGATGCGCCACGATTGACCATAAGATACTGACCAGGTTGATCAATCTCGCCAATACCTAGATTTTCTGCAGTTGCCCATGTTTGTGTTGGATTGTAGGTTGCCCATGTTTCTGCTGTTGATACACCGACCCAATCACCTAATAAGAATTCTGTAAGCAACGCATAAATTTGGTCGCCATCTTGATCCTGTGATAGAACGCCTTCACTGATAGTTTTAGCCAATCGGGCAAGAGATCCCATTGCAATTAAGTTGTATGAGTAAACTTTGCCAACTGATCCAGTAACGCTGACCGATGTGGTTATGTCTGTAATGTTGCCACCAAAGAGAGTTACGTAGGTATCAGTAGAATCTTTGACTTGTAAAGTTAGCGAATCGTTAATATCAAATACATAGTTTTCATCTTCTAAAGCGACCAAAGCAATTTCCATGTATGACGGGTTAGGCTGGATGTAAATATTTTCTCGACCAGATTGGTGAGATATATCTGCAATTGTTACGTTTGTGTAATTAGTGCCATTTACTAATAATCGCCATTCTGGCGTAAAATCACTCATTACTGGAATCTTCTAATACTTGCACCATCAAGTGCCGGAATTGATCTGGCTGATGATTTAGTTAATACCTTTGCAACTGCTCTGGCTGCGCCTTCTGAATCTACTGCCTTGACTGTGATGTTATTAACCACACCTGCTCTAGCAGTTGGGTTTCTATCCAAACCAGTGCTTGATGGAACGCTTGTTGCTGTTTGTCCAAGCATTTGACCAGTAAGTGATGGGTTTGGAATGTATCCGATATCTGCACCTGGTCTAACCACATTGATAACTCTTATTGCCTGGTTTGCAAATTCAACTAAAACTCCAACTGCTTCTCTAATTAATGTGATAAAGCCTTGCACAATTCCAATAATGCCAGTTACCACTTTGCCAAAAGTTTCAAATCCTTTTTGGTTTTCTGCTACTGCTGCACTTAATCCTTCATCGCCAGTTAATCCTGCAATAAATGCGTTTAATGCTGGAATGCCTGATTCGTTTAAGAATCCAATAAATCTTTCAACTGTAGGTAATAATGCTGCTCCTAATGATTCTTTTGCTTCATCGAATGCAACCTTTAAACGATCAATTTTGCCCTGAAATGTTTCAGCGTTAGCGGCTGCGGCCCCACCATAAAGATCAGATAATCTAGTTTGAATCTCTGTGAATGATAATGTGGCTAATTCAGTTTTTGATAAGCCAAGTCCTAATCTGCCTAAAGATGCTGTGTTGCCATCTTGAGCACGACCTAAAGCATTGGCAACTGATTCAAGGTCTTTGCCTGATGCCTTGCTAATATCTAAAGCAAGTCCTAGTAACTTTTGCGCTTCTACTGTGTCTTTTGTAGATACTGCCAATCTCTGTAATGCTGGACGTAAAGCATCATCCGCTACGCCAGTGGCTAGGCTGGTCTTTAAGATCATGTCCTCAGTAGCCTGTATTTGGGCATCTGTAGCCCCTGTGGCAGCCTTTAGAGCATTGGCTAACCTAAGTTGTGCCTGCTCATCTTCAATGGCTGCTTTAACGCCATCAACGGCTAATTTCGTGGCATAAGCACCAGCAGCAGCAACAGCAACGGCAAATGCAGCAGCAGCCTTTTTGCCAAACTCGCCAATCTTGTTTGAACTCTGTTGGACTGTGTTGTCTGCTTGATCTAGTTTCTTTTTAAGATCATCAATATCAGCAAGGATGGATAACTTTAACGTGCGATTATCTCTTGCCATTATGTCCACTCCTTAAGAATGCGCTCAAATGATTCCTGCCACTTGTTCACTAATTCAGGCTGAATTCTGCGAAGAGTTGGGTATATGAACCATCCACGACTGCCACCGCCAGGTGCTCGCCCTGAAAACGCTGGGAACTGTTTAAACCTGTTTGACCCAAACTCAATACCGCCCCAAAGCGTTTGTGTAGTAGCACCACCTGAAAATTTTTGTCTAGCAAACCCATATCTAAATTCACCGATTTTGCTTGATTTCGAAATGCTAACTCCGTCCGCAACTCTTTGCGCAACTTCGCCTGCTTTTGTTCTGCCTCTAGCCGCTTGTTTAATTTCTTCTGATGCAAAATACGCCAAAGCAGCAGACTGCCTTCTTGCTTCATCCGTTGCTTGATCATCCATAAGTTTGAACGCTTTGTAGACATCGCGGAGGTCGGATTTGTCGTAGGCAATTTTGGAATCATTAGCCATTTCCTCGCTCCTTTAAAATCTCGACTGCAGTTAGTAAATCTTCTGCGCTTGTCCATTCACTCATTGGTATGTGGGTGGCTATTGCCACCGCAACAAGTAAACGGCTTACGCTTCCTTCTGGATGACTTTTGGGTCATCCGCATCACCGACAATTACATCGGCAACTGTTTCCATCCAGGCATCCATTGGCTTGACTGGTTTGTCCCCAGCAATTGCACGCTTATGGGCATGATAAGCCAAAAACATAAGATCCCACATGCCAATCTTTTCTTTGGCTTGTCCAATCGTATTTCCTGTCTGCTTCTCCCATTTCGCCCACTCAGGAGGTTGGGCTATGTATGTTGCTTGCTCTCCTGAGTTGTATTCAATTGTAATTGGTAATTTCATTTGTTTGCTCCCGTTTTATTTTTTAACTAAATGTTTCAGTAACTTCGCCACGTGCGACTGGGAATGTGAAAGATACTGTTTGAGCATCTACTCCTGAGCCACCTGCGGTTGGGTAAACTGGCAATACTGGGAACACGAATTGTGCTCCAGTTGCTGCTGTAAGTGTAATGCTGATTTCAGTGTTTGGTGCAGAATCGCATGCTGTCCAAAGTGCTTCGCAAACTGAGTTAGCCTTTCCCCAATCCGCCAGCATATCTAATTGGAAGGATCCAGTCGCATTAACGACTTTGTAAGCCTCACCATCTAAAGTCTGGTAAGTTTGACGATCAAACTCTTTGGTTAGAACTGCGTTTGTCGCTTGTGCTTCGATGTCTGTTCCACCTGTGAAAGACAACGAAACATCACGACCTGTTATTACTACGGTTGCCATGATTTCTCCTTATGCGGTTTGTGTGTAGTAGGTAGAAACTCGAACATCTGCAATAAGCAGCGTTGATGCTCCAACTTGTGTAACTGTTGGTCTTTCGACCGAACTCACGATATATCCTGATGGAATTACCTTGAGAACACTCATAATAAGTTGCTCAATATTGTCCAGGCTTGCTGGGTTTGAGTTATAGGCAACTGCGACTGAAATAGTCATATTAATTTTTGTACGAACTAAAGATTTGCTAATTGTTTCCAATTCCAGGTACGGACTGTCTGGGACTAAAACTATCGCTGGGGGGATAACCGACTCGGGAACGAAACTGTAAACGTTACCTGCAACTG